ATGTCTGAAGTATTACTATATAACGGTGACTGCATCCAAGCTATGGGCGGAATTGCAGATCATTCAATCAACTTGATTCTGACTGACCCACCATACAATCTCGGGAATTTTATGATAAGCAGAGATACCAATCTCAAAAAAATGCGTGATAATTTTTTTGGCGCTGCAGGTTGGGACAACCTTGAATATGATGAGTGGATTAAAGCTATAGACGGATTCTTTGAACAGGCTGCACGTGTCATGAAAAAAGGTGGATCTATGATAGTCTTTATGGCAGCCATTAAAGTGGAAACAACTATCAGTCTGGCTGAAAAGCATGGTTTTTACTATAAGACTACAGGAACATGGCACAAATTAAATCCTATGCCGCGAAATATGAATTTGCATTTTGTTAATTCAACAGAAACCTGGATTTATTTCACATACAAAACGCGCACCGGAACTTTCAATAATAACGGTGCGGTATTGCACGATTTTATTGAGACATCAGTGACTCCCGCCGGTGAGCGCAAATACGGAAAGCACCCTACGCAAAAGCCAGAGGCCTTAATGAGTCATTTTGTTGAGGTATTATCCAATGAGGAAGATTGGGTTCTTGATCCCTTTATGGGCAGTGGTACATCTGGAGTTGTAGCTAAACGAGGAAAACGTAATTTCATCGGCATTGAACTTGATAGAAATTACTTTGATATTGCAAAAAAGCGCATTGAAGGAGATCGAAGTGAATGAAACCCACAGTAATTGACCTCTTTGCAGGTGTTGGTGGATTATCGCTCGGATTTGAGCAGGTTGGATTTGATGTTGTTCTCGCGAACGAGTACGACAAAGAGATTGCGGCCGCATATCAAAGAAACCACCATAAAACTAAAATGGTGGTCGGAGATATTACTGCGTTAGACCTTGAAGAAACTTTTGGTTCATTCGCTGGGAAAATCGATGTAATTATTGGTGGCCCCCCATGCCAAGGATTCTCCCAAAAAGGACAGCGAAAAACAATTCACGATGAGCGTAACTTCTTATTCAAGTATTATGTCAAAGTCGTAGACCTTGTTCGGCCCAGATATTTTGTAATGGAGAATGTCCCTAATTTGCTGACAGCCGAGAACGGTTACTTTCAAAAGGAAATAATCGACCTTTTTAATAGCATGGGATACAGTCTCAATACAGGCATCCTTAATGCGGCAGATTTTGGCGTACCCCAAAACAGACGGCGTGCAGTTATTATTGGTAAAAGAGATGGCGAAGCGCCGGCTTTACCTGTAAAAGCAGAGCAGCGAGTAACCATTTGGGATGCAATTGGTGATTTAGCTTATCTTAAATCTGGTGAGGGCCAAGAAGAACAACAATACGCTGACCTTCCCGTCAGCGACTATGCAAAATCTCTGCGTGGAAACATGTACGTACTTCATAATCATGTTGCTACCAAGCATTCCAAACTGGCATTGGAAAGACTGGCTCTTATTCCTCCTAACTGTGGAAAGGAAGTTCTACCTGACGAGCATCTGACAAAATCTATTTATAGTGGTACTTGGTCCAGAATGATAAAAGATGATATTTCCGTTACTATTACAACCAGATTCGATACGCCATCTTCTGGACGTTTCACACACCCTTATCTAAATCGAGCTATTACTGTTCGCGAGGCGGCGCGTATCCAGTCATTCCCTGACAGCTTTGTATTCATTGGGACGAAGAGCTCACAAATGAAGCAGGTCGGAAATGCAGTTCCACCACGTCTGGCCAATGCCATTGCGACGGTGATAAAAAAAGATATGGAGGACAATGAATTATGATCAGGCCAGAATCTGCTCCTGTATATGACCAAGTAGACTTAAAACTGGGAATCAAATCTTCTCTTCCGTCCGTAAAACCAACGCTCGCATTGCTCTTCCTCATGTGGCGAGAGATGGGCCGCCCATCCGAGTTAGAGTATGCAACTGCACAAGGGGACGCAATTGTACTGCGAACAGATATCGAAGAAGCACTGTATCAGAGACTTCATGAGATTTCTGGCGTGGTGACATTAGAGCAATTCCGGGATAAGACGAACAACAATCTGATGTTCAAAGCGCAGCTTGAAGCATTGTCGGTTGCTTTTGAACTTGTATGGAAAGTTGCAAAAATCAGATTTTCTGATGGTAGGCCTAATAGTGCTGAAAGAACGGGCGGTTCACGTTTCCCTAAAAGAGTGTGGTTTACGCTCAATATGGATCTGCTCGACGCTGTCTGTGGTGATGATGCTGATTACCTCAAAGTCTTTTTTTCGTGGCTTGGCTTTGATCTGAATGCTGATAATGAAAAAGAACGTAATATTATTCGTTTTCTGACCATCATTTCGGAGTCAGCATACTACAAGCTGATCGACAACGAAGTAGGTGTAGTGTTTAACCTAGAAAGTGTGTATAAAGCCGTCTTGTCCCATACCGATGCCGTGGATATCTCTGGTGACAAGGAGGCAAAGGGCTCTTTGCGTATTTTGAAATCTGCCCTTGCAGAAAACCTTATTTCAAACATTTCTGTCCACAACAATGCTGTAACAGCAATTGATGCAGATGCTTTGAGACATTATGCCGACAGAGTGTCTGTATTCCATCAGTTGGAACCTAAGGTATATCTCACAACTCCCACTACAGCTCCAACGATTGATTTTGATGCTCTTCGTCAGGAGTGGATGGATAAGGACAACCAAGAATTTATACTTTCATGCCTTGATTTCATGAAAACGCACGGCTTGTTCACAGATAAATCTCTTGAAACACTCCAGGACAAAGAGCAATGTGCAGTTTTGTTCCGCCACAACTCGCTTAATGGCATTCTCTTGTGTGTGAATCCTAACCAACCGGACGATGAGCAGCGCAAGGATGCTAACGGCAATGCCCGCTACTATTCCGAAAAGTATATCATCGCCGAAAATGAATATTTTGTTTCCTCAGAATGGAGACCCGACAGAGAGGATGCAAGAAAGCCATTAATAGATTGGATTTTTGCACTAATGCAGGAAATTAAATTCAATACAGGCTATCAGAGTGAATTTCCTCGTAACCGTATCCTTTTCGGCGCTCCTGGCACTGGTAAGAGCTTTACTCTGAACCATGAAAAGGATGACCTGCTTACAGATGGTGGCGAATACGAGCGAGTGACTTTCCACCCAGATTATTCCTACGCCAATTTTGTCGGTACATATAAGCCGGTGCCCTGCAAGGACAGCGATGGCAAGGACGCAATCACATATTCTTATGTGCCTGGTCCGTTTATGCGAACCTATGTAAAAGCCCTTCAGAACAGCAGAACTGATGCCCCCAAGCCTTTCCTACTTGTGATCGAGGAAATCAATCGTGCCAATGTTGCTGCTGTGTTCGGTGACGTATTCCAGTTGCTTGACCGTGGTGATGACGAGGTTAGTGAATATCCGATCCAGGCATCCGAGGACATCAAAAAGTATCTGGCAGAAGAACTCGGCGGCAACCCCGACGATTACGCTGAAATCCGCATTCCAGACAATATGTTCATCTGGGCTACCATGAACAGTGCTGACCAGGGCGTATTCCCGATGGATACCGCTTTTAAGCGCAGATGGGACTTCACCTATTTGGGCATCGATGACAGTGAAGCCGGAATTGTGGGCAAAAAGGTTGTCCTCGGTCAAGGCGATTATCGCCGTGTTGTGGAGTGGAATGCTCTCCGCAAAGCCATCAACAATGAGCTGCTCACTTATAAGGTGAACGAGGATAAGCTGATGGGCCCGTATTTCATCTCCAAGAAAAATCTGCCGGAGGGTGAAATGATTGACCCTGCCGTCTTTACCCGTATATTTAAGAACAAGGTCATTATGTACCTGTTCGATGATGCCGCAAAGCAGAAGCGCATTACTCTGTTCGGCGGCTGCGATGAGAAGGCAAAGAACCAGTATTCCAAGATTTGCAGAGAATTTGACACCAAGGGTGTTTACATTTTCTGCGAAGGAATCAGTAGCCAGTTTATTGATAATGTCCCAGAGGATGATGGAGAATGATTTCAGTATTTTTACGAGAACAAAAACGCTATACCCAGGAAGACCTGGTTAAAGAGTTTCATTGCTCCGAGGAAAAGACTGTCCGCATTCTGAAGCGTCTGAAAGAATATGGCGTTCTGAAGGCCGTAAAAGCAAATGACACACAGAAGGATCTCACCGATTTGTTGGATGAGGACATCGAAATCGCTGATGTTGAGGTCGGTGAAAACGAATATCTCTATGTATTCACTTTTGTAGGTGTAATTACAATTGAGGGGCGTGTGCTGAAATGCTATCCGAAATATCTGCTTGATGCCACTACTCCCAAAGCAGAACTGAAACGAGTGCTGAAGGTTCTGGAAAAGTACAATTCCAAGGAACAGATCATTCGTATGTACAACGATACGAGTGACAGCAGCGCATTTAATATGTTGGCTGTTATGCTGTTCCTCCTCCAGGATTATTTTGAGTATGGTGCCTATACCAACACACAGGACATCATCGAATCCAACGGGTCCGGTGACATCCTTTGGGATAAGACCATCAACGAAACATTCACTCTCTTAAGCAACAACCGGCCATATTACCCAGTATTGCTGACTATGAAGCGTGTGAATGACGATTTTGATTTCTTCAAACGCCTGCATGAGTGTATCCTTACTCGATGCACGGAGGAATTACGAGATGCCGACCTGTTGGATTTGTTCGATATTATGGGTGTCGATATTTCCGATGAGCATATTGAGGATTTCGGTGACAAAGAGTATGTCCTGGAACGCATTGCCAAAGAACTCAATGCCCAGTTCAATACCCGCAAACAGCTTCTGCTGAAAACGCTGTATGCCTACATAGCAAACAGCAGCGCACTGGACGATCTGGACTGCTTCAGTATGTTCGGAACGAACAGCTTCAATCTGGTATGGGAAAAGGTCTGTGCGGAAGTAATGGACAACCAGTTGCAGAAGCCAATCGGCGGACTGCGACTGCCTGTACCGTTGGCCGAGCAATACCGCGATATGCGGCATAAGAAACTCATTGATTTGATTGATAAACCGCAGTGGTCTGGGACTGCTCCAAACAGTGAGTTGTTTGTAAAGCAGGCCGAGGATACGCTCATCCCAGACCTTATTTCCATTGTTAATGTCGATGGGAACTATCAGTTTGTTATTTTTGATGCCAAATACTATAACATCCAATTGGAGCATAACAAAAAGCTGCGTGGTCAGCCCGGTATCGAGTCCATCACCAAGCAGTATTTGTACCAGTTGGCCTATCAGCCGTTTGTGGAAGCACATCAGATCGGCGCAGTGCGGAACTGCTTCCTCATGCCGACTTCTTCTGCTGAAATAGTCGAAAAAGGAACTGCATCCCTTTCCATGCTAAGTGAACTGGGACTGCAGGACATTCAGGTGCGATTGCTGCCTGCGGAAATGATGTACCGGCACTACATTGACAACACGAAGTTAGACTTGCAGCTTCTAAATCTGTAGAATCAAAACTAACTGCTAAAGCTGCACCAAGCAATCTCTATGAATTAATCGAAGAAATCACCGAGCAATGCCTTCACAGGCAATGCTCGGTGATTTTCATTATCTGTCTTCATATTCGGTGACGCCGTCGATGTGTCAAGTTCCCGACTCGGCAAAAAAGTCGCTCAATGGGTCCCGTCAAGATTTATGCGCAAATTTATTTGCAGGCTCCGGCTGAGTGAAGTCAGCCGGCAATAGAGGTGTCGTCCAGAGCCGCCTCCAAGTGCTTCATATTCATATATTTCTTGCAGCCCCACTGGGTGCCCGCCACATGGCGTAGCCTCGCGCAGACCAGCATCAGGGCGGAGTTGCCATCGGGGAATGTCCCCACCACGCGGGTCCGGCGGCGGATCTCCCGGTTCAGCCGCTCGATCACGTTGTTGGTACGGATGCGGGTCCAGTGTTCGCTGGGAAAATCGCAGTAAGTCAGTGTCTCCTCAATGCCGTCCTCGACCTTCTTGGCAGCCTCCTTCAGTTTCATGGCGCGCAGCTCGGCGACCACGGCTTTCGCCTTCTCACGGGAGGCTTTCTTACTCTCCTGCGCGTGGATCGCCTTGAGCATTTTTGCCACAATTTTGACCTTGGATTTAGGCACAACAGAGAAAACATTGCGGTAGAAATGCACCGTGCAGCGCTGGTATTTGGCATCCGGGAACACCTCACCCACGGCCTCCAGCATTCCCATGCACTTGTCGCCGACGATGAGCTTTACACCGTCCAAGCCGCGTCCGCGGAGCCATTGGAAGAAACTGACCCAGCTGGCCTTGTCCTCCTTCATGCCCTCGGCGGCACCCAAAACCTCACGAAAACCGTCCTCATTCACGGCAATTGCCACCAGAATTGCCACATTTTCGTACTCTCCGCCCCAGTTGCGGCGCAGGTAGATGCCGTCCACGTAGACGTATGGATAGCGCCCGCCCCGCAAGGGGCGGTTCCGCCAGTCCTCGATGTGGACGTAGGCTTTCTTGTTCAGCTCACTGATGGTAGCGGGCGAAACCTTGCTGCCCCACAGTGCCTCCGTGATGTCCTCCACACGGTGCACGGAAACACCCGCCAGGTACATCTCGATGAGGGCTTCCTCCACGCTGCTCTCCCGGCGACGATACCGCTCGATGATGGCAGTCTTGAAGGACACGCCCTTGAGCCGGGGGACGTGGAGCGTAACGTCACCGGAGGTCGTGGTAAGGTTTCGGTCATAGTGTCCGCTGCGGTAGCCCTGACGGGCCTCGCTGCGCTCATAGCGGGCCGCCTGCGTCAGCGACTCCGCCTCCTTTTCCAGCAGCTCGTTCAGGGTTTCTTCTACGCTGCCGCGAACCAATTCCTTGATTTGGCCCTTGATAATTTCCTCATTCAGCTGTACAATTTTCTCGGACATAGTTTGCTGTCTCCTTTTGAATGGTGTGTGGTAACTTCATTCTACCAGAGCCTGCAAGCTATGTCTTCTTTTATGCGATTTTCAATTTGCGCAAGTTATTTTACCTTATCGCTCAATGTGACTCCCAGCGCAACGCAGATGCGCTCAATCGTGGGAACGCCCAACTGACTTCCGCGCATCTCAGCATTCTTTAAGGTTGAATATGATACATCACACAACTGAGATAGCTTGAAAAGAGAGAGGTTACGCTCATCGGCCAACTCCATCACCCTTGCTATCGTATCCATATAATCCCCGCCTTTCTACATCCTATCCCGCCATCAATTCTAAAGGGAATGTAGTCCAATATTCTGCACTCAAAGAACCCTGCCTATAACTTGGAATCTCGAATCTGGCAGGATCACCTTGGGCGCGTATGCCTGATTATAGGACAGCATCACAGGTTGCATGTGAAGGCAACCATAGCTGTCAGTGAATGCGTCCTTTTGTTGTTCACTTGGCTCCTGCTCACTGTATACCTTCAAGTAGCCATCGCCATCATAGACAAAGATGCCGACCTCTCCAACGGCCAAGGTCTCGCACTCCTCGACCCAGACGATCTGACCGTCATGATAAACAGGCTCCATACTATCGCCGGAAACCCGTACACCAAAATCAGCACCCTTTGGAACTGACTTCTCAGGGAAGCTGACCATCTCAAAGTTGCCCTCCTCGAGGAATTCGCCGGTACCAGCGGATACCGCAAGATTACTCACAGGCATCTCTATGTACTTGAGAATGCTGACCACCTTTGGCTGCGGCTTATACTTCCCCGACGCAATCAGGTCATCCTTGTACTCCCTGACTTTTGCCAAGCCTGCATCATTGAGTGCCGGTGTATGACTGCTGCAAAAATAAGAAACATCCACATCCAGATCAAGCGCATGACAGACAGCCACCAGCTGATAGGCGTTTGGTAAAGCACTGCCCTTTGCCCACTTATTGATGCCGCTGGGGGACATCGTTACCCCATACTGCCGCAAAAGTGCGCTGAAATCGACGAGGCTGAGGCCAGCTTTGCGCCGTGCTTCATCAATGCGGACCCCAATAACATTTTCCTGACGCTCTGTCTCTGCATTATAGTTCGCGTGATTCGTTATCGGGAGAGAAAGAATTTTAGCTTTGCTCTTACTCATAATAGCAACCGCCTTTTCTGTTTATGGCTTCAGTATATAGTGGAAAAGACTCGCTGTCAATAGAAAATTGACTATTACTCTACAAATGCGACATTGACATAGATAAATAATCTGCTTATCATAAAAGCACACGAGCAAGATAAGAGGTGAAAACACATGGATAACGAGCGTGTCATTCTGCACAGCGACATGAACTCCTTCTACGCATCCGTTGAAATGATGCTTAACCCAGAGCTCAAAGGAAAGCCTGTCGCGGTGTGCGGATCAACCGAAGAACGTCATGGTATTGTCTTGGCCAAATCAGACTTGGCCAAGAAAGCCGGAGTGAAAACGGGCATGGTGAATTGGGAAGCTCGGCAGCTTTGCCCAGGACTGGTCGTTGTGCCGCCCCAGTACGATCAGTACCTCAAGTATTCTAAGCTGGCCCGTCAAATTTACCACCGATATACGGATCTTGTTGAACCGTATGGCATGGATGAGTGCTGGCTTGATGTGACCGGTTCTGGTGTCTGCGGAACGGGCATGGAGATCGCCGAGGCAATCCGGCGGACAACAAAAGAGAAGCTTGGCCTGACGGTCAGCATCGGTGTGTCATTCAACAAGATTTTTGCCAAACTCGGGTCAGACATGCGAAAGCCGGATGCAATCACCGAAATCAAACGGGACAACTTCAAAGAAATAATCTGGCCTCTTGATGCTGCAGAGCTGCTGTATGTGGGCAAAGCCACAGAAAATAAGCTGGCTCAATACGGAATCCACACCATCGGGGATTTGGCAAAGACTTCTCCGGATACACTGCGGCATATGCTGGGGATCAATGGTCTTAAGCTCTGGACGTATGCAAATGGAACGGATATCTCTCGTGTTATGCACAAGGACTTTGTCAGCCCCGTCAAGTCCATCGGGCACGGCATCACCTGTACTGCTGACCTGCAAACGCCGGAAGATGTGTTTCGCGTTATGCTGGAATTGAGCCAGGATGTCGGGCATCGGCTCCGTGTTCATGAGTTGATGGCGTGTGGTGTTCAAGTCTCCATCCGGACAAATGACCTGTATGGCTCACAGTACCAGTGTAAGCTCCCATTCAGAACGCAGCTCCCCAACGAAATCGCCGGAGCGGGCTTTCATCTTCTTATGGAGCGGTATCGGTGGGATAAACCAATTCGAGCTGTCACGATCCGCGGTATTGATTTGGTATCGCAGAAAGATGCAGAGCAACTCTCTATGTTCGTGGATCATCAGAAACGGGATCGCCGTATTCTTCTGGAGGACGCTGTCGAGGACATCCGAAGGAGATTTGGCAAACGCGCCATTTCCTATGCCATTCTTATGGGCGACTTAAAAATCCCCGATGACGGCAGGCAGTTGGTGACCATGCCCGGACTTATGTATCAGTAACTACCGCCGACGGAAGGGAGAAACCGTTTGAGATGAAAATGCAATTTCATAAAGCTGTGGTGAAGGTATTAGTTATCGTAGCCACAGACCGAACCAAGACGCCTGTCTCTCTGACCTTTGAAGATGGGAAGGAATACTCTATCGACCGTGTCTGCAGCAGGCAGAGAGCAGCAGCAACGAAAGTCGGTGGAACAGGTATCCGTTATACGATTATGATCGGAGGAAGACAGACCTATCTCTTCGAAGACGAAGATCAGTGGTTTGTTGAAGCAAAGAACCTCCATGTATAGGAGATATGCCATTGAAATATCTATCACGCAATGACCTCGAAACTATCGGCGGGAGAGTCATCGCAGCATATAAGAGACTTCCGGCTATATCAGGCCAAGCGCTGGAGCGAGTAGATATCGACTTCCTCTGCCAAGAGCTTCTGGGGCTTCGTATCGATTACGCTCGGCTATCTCTGAACGGCGAAAAAATCGGCCTGACATCTTCTTGCGATATAGGCGTCGAGGTATTCCCCGAAGATCCAAGCTCCGCGGAAGAACAGTATTATATGCTTGATGGAAAGACCATTTTAATTGAAAGTGATCTTATGAAAGAGGGTGCCAATATAGGCCGCAGGAACTATACCGTTTCCCACGAGAGCTGTCACCATATTCTGAAAATGCTGTTTCCGCACGACTACGGAGCCCAAGCAAGTGGGCGTTCCGTTCACTGTTGTTACCGAAGCAACAGAGAAAATGGAGATTGGGAGGAATGGCAAGTTGAAACATTGGCTGCCATAATTTTACTTCCGCCTGAATGTGTAGTTCGAAACATGGAGCGATTCGGCCTTGGGACCCAGATGCGCCTTCTAAACCGAGTGTTTGCCCCTGCTGATTACAAGAAGTTCGAAGCGATGGCATCATTTATGGGGGCTTCTAAAACAGCACTGTCCATTCGAATGATGCAGCTTGGACTTCTGAAAAGAAATGATCTTTCCGACCCCTATAGTTTGGTTCGAGTCGACATGGATGAGGAGGACCGTATACTATGAAACCTAACTCGTATGAAATCAAAGTTGTAAAGCGTTGCCCGAAATGCAACTGGCGCATTTTTGACAAAGTGACACCCACTTCGGGCATCATTGAGTTGAAATGTCCCAACTGTCGAAAGATTGTTGAGATAGACCTGAGTTATCGTACCCCAATCCGCAGGAGAGCTACCTACTATCGAGCATCCTGCCATACTTACACATAAAAATAAACGACAACAGAATAAGAAAGCTGATTGCACCGAGCCACGGGTCCTTAGATTAGGAAGTCTATGAGACACCAAATTGCCGGGCATTGAGAAGAAAAGGTTACTGCAAAGTGTACCTATCTTCTTGATGCCCGGCTTTTTTGTGCTGTTGCCCCCTAACGGAGGTAACAATGCTGACCAGCCTTTGGGAACCCTATATCGCTCAATATCCTTGATCTCCGATTTTTTGAACCTCACCAAATTCAAAAAATCAAAAGGAGATCAAAAAATGTCTAAGAAAACTTATATCGTCGAGTCCTACGATCCCGCCACCCGCAAGATTGAGTGCGTTACGGTCACACACGAAGTATACAACGCCTATCGCCGCTCCGGATGGAATATTGCAGACAACAATCAGTCTTTTTTTAAGCACGAGATCCAGATGAGCAGTCTGATTGGTGGCGAAGACGGCGGTTATGACAATTTCCGAGAATTCATCGGCGACCCTGAAGCAGTGGACAATACCGTTGCCGAGAGGATGCTCCTGGAGGCCCTTTACAAAGCATTGGATCAATTAAGCGAGAGTGACTGCGACTTGATCAGAGCTCTCTACTTTGAGGGCAAAACTCTCTCTGAGTATGGCGAAGAAAAGGGTTGTGCGATTTCCACGCTGAGCGAAAGACGGAAGCGTATTCTCCGCGACCTGAAAAAAGTATTGAAAAACTTTGCCGAATAACCCGAAATTATTTCTTACATCTTCCCCTATACAAGTGAGAAGGAATTTACCTTCTTTCTTGTGAACATTGAAAACTGCATATCCGGCGACTGATAACGTCAGCCAACGGGCCCCTGACGAAGGGGAACAGCGATGCGGCGGGTGCGCCAAGACCCACCTGTGCGGAAAACTCTGCATAAAAGACGGCCTACTAAGGTGGCCGAGCGATACCCACCCAGCCCAAAGCAGCTTTGGCAAGCTGTCTCGCAATGACACCGTTGACCTGTACTCACTGTCCAGCCACAGACTCAAGCAATGGGGGCAGCTCGGAGAGATCCTCGGAGGGGTGAGATTCTCGGAGGGTGGTGCCAGCCACTGGTCAGTTTAGCCGCCCACGATCCGGGGAGTAGTGTCGAATAGGATCATTAGTAAGTAAGAACACAAATGCGGCGGGAGCCGAGCCATACCATGGGAAAGCAATATTCTTCCAACCAATGGACGGCTCCCGCCTTTTTGATGATAGAAATGTGAGGACAAAACTTGTCCTTAGATTCCTATCATCTGCAATTTTGAAAAGTGCCAATAATTTCGGCATAATTATATTGAAAAGTTGCTCTTTGCAGTGTGTACTACATGGAGCAGCGAAACCGCCAAAGGCAGCAGACTATACTGTAACTGCTGTCTCTGCTCATTTCTATAAACACGAAATTAACTACGAGGAGGTAGCACCGTGCTGTCAAACAAGAACACCAAGAACGCCAATTTTCTCTTTATTGTTGATATGCTGAAGGATCTCCTTGCGCAGGAGTTGATCACAGAAAAGGAATATGCCAGGGCGAAAAAATATTATATGAAGCTTACCGGCGCAGATATCGTATTAGCCCGTTGAAAATTGTGCATAAGGTCAATTCTGTGCTGTTCCAATTGTTTTGGTAGCTATTCAGAATAGTTATCAGTATAATGTGGTTTGTCAAAAGTGGTTGGTATCATAATATGATACCAACCAAAAAACGAGAGAGGAGGACACCGAAATGCCTGAAGTACGGCTCATCACCCCTATCACAAGGCAGAGCACGAAGAAGATGCAGGTTGCAGCTTACTGCCGAGTGTCTTCCAACTCCGCTGATCAGCTCAACTCCTATGCCGCACAGATCCGAGCATACAAGAAATGCATCGGAGCACGCGATGATTGGGAACTGGTGGACATCTTCGCCGATGAAGGGCTTACCGGAATGAAAAGCGAAACCCGTGATGAATTTCAGCGGATGATCCGCATGTGTGAACTTAAACAAATTGACTTGATCATCACGAAATCCATCTCCCGCTTCGCACGAAACACAAAAGACGCTCTGGCCTATGTAAGAAAGCTCAAGTTGCTGGGTGTGGGCGTACAGTTTGAAAAGGAAGGCATCTCAACACTCTCTATGGGCGACGAGATGCTTCTTAATACCTTCTCTGCTCTAGCGCAGGAGGAATCGCAGTCCATCTCTATGAACCAGCGCCTCTCAATCGTCAAACGCATGGAACTTGGCGAGTATGTGGACAGCAACGCCCCTTACGGATACCGGTTAGTCGATAAGATGTTGACCGTGTACGAGCCGGAAGCAGGCATTGTGCGGAATATCTTCGCTATGTACTTGCAGGGCTTCTCCACAAGTGAGATCGCAAGAGAGCTGAACAAGCTCAACATCCCTACCAAGGCCGGAAAGGAAACCTGGCGACCGAGTCGCGTGGCATATATTCTGAAGAACGAAAGGTACATCGGCGACAGCTTTTATCAAAAGACCTACCGAGAAACCACCGTTCCCTTCAACCAACACCTCAATCGTGGACAGGAAGATCGCTTCTACGCAAAGGGTACCCACCCCGGCATTGTCGAAAAGGATGTATTCGATACCGCTCAAACTCTTATTGCAAAGCGCAAGGATGTCTTCGCCAAAGCAACAACACAAAATATCTATCCGCTTACAAGCCGCATTCAGTGTTCTGAGTGTGGCTCTTTCTATAGGCGAAGAATCGTGTCGGGGGCTGTGAAGTGGGTATGCTCCCTTCACAAAGATGACAGCACGGCCTGCGACTCCAACTACTACAGCGAAGAAAGAATCTACGACGGCTTCATCTCCATGGTGAACAAACTGCGGTTCTCTGAAGATAACATTCTCGGACAGGTCATCAGCCGGCTGGAGATGACATTGGCAGCTATGAAGCGGAACAATCTGGCTGCGCGTGATTTAAGCAAGAGCATCGCTGAGTTGAATGCAAAACTGCTCATGCTTGAACAACTCCGGTCCAAGGGATACCTCGCCCCTGAAGTCTATCAGGCGCAAGCCAACGAGATCGGCGCAGAGCTGGCAAAACTCAAGGACGTCAGACAGGAGAAGTTCAATTCAAAAGCCGCCATCATGCTTGAGGAAGTCAAGAAACTAAAAATGCTCATCTTCGAACTGGAAGAACCCCTCGAAGCATTCGATGAGAAGCTCTTTCTGGAAATTGTGAAGTCCATCCAAATCAATAAAGAGGACGAAATGTCCGTGGAACTCCTTGGCGGGCTTCGATTCAGAGAACGCATATAGGAGGCACTCATGAAAAAGATACGGTACATCCCATACGGATACACGATGCGAAATGGCAGAACGGTCATCTCAACTGAGGAAGCAGAGATCATCCGAGAGATCTTTAAGGCATATCTGGATGGCGCTTCTCTCAAAGCAATTGCGGAAGAACTGACCGGTCGTCAGATCCCGTATACGCAAAAGACCGCTACATGGGATAAAGCCCGTATCGCAAGAATCATTGATAACGCAAAGTACGTTGGAACGGAAGAATACGACCCCATCATAGATGAAGACATGTATGAAGCGGCAGTCAACCTGAAAACAGCGCGGCAGCGCAATACCTGCGAAAAGGAAAACGATGCCATCGACCTGCTCCGTGACTTCGTTCGGTGCGACAACTGCGGTCAGCCAATGAAGCGTCGTGTCAGCGCGAAACATCGCATACGAGAGAGCTGGAACTGCACTAACGATGACTGCGGCATCAGAGTCCGCATCAGCGATGCCCAACTCATCGAAACCGTTACAGTCCTCATCAATCGGGTCATCCTCAATGACCATCTGCTCCAGCCGAAGCCCAAGAAACGGTATGAGCCAGATGCGAAGGTCACCAAGGTAGGAAATGATATCGCTCTGGAGCTGGAGCGTGACGCTCCAAACGAGGAGTTCATCATCGAAAAGACCATCGAGATGGCAGCGCTCATGTACGAGCAGAGCAATGCCAAGTTGAACCTCACAGTATCGCTCGCAAGGAAACTGGCACATACGATGGTCACGCAGGATGAATTCAATCGAGATTACTTTACCGCCCTCGCCTCATACATCACACTCGGTGAACAAGGCAAGGTGGTACTTCATACTAAGACAGAAACGGAGGTTACGCTGGACGATGGAAGTAACGAAAGTTCCTAAGAAAATCGTCACTGTCATAGAACCAAAACGCTCCATGACAGTAGACAAAGAAAAATACAGGCAGAAGAGAGTGGCGGCATACTGCCGAGTCTCGACAGATAGCGAAGAACAGCTCGTCTCCTATGCTAACCAAAAGAAGGTGTACACCGAGATGATCGCCAGTCGTAAAGACTGGTGCTTCGCAGGCCTGTTCGCTGACGAGGGCAAGTCCGGCACAAGAGCCGACAAACGGCCTGAGTTCAACAAAATGATCAACGACTGTCTAGCCGGAAAGATCGATTACATCATCACCAAATCCGTATCCCGCTTTGCGAGAAATACGGTGGACTGCCTCGACTATGTCCGAATGCTCAAGTCCAAAGGCATCGGCGTCTACTTTGAGGAGCAGCAGATCGACACACTCAAGACAGACAGCGAGCTGTATCTGGTCATCTATGCTGGCTTCGCACAGTCCGAATCCGAAAGCATCAGTAAGAACATTACATGGAGCGTTCGCAAAAAATTCGAGGAAGGAACCCCAGTGTTCATGTACAAGCGGTTCCTTGGCTATAAAAAGGGTACTGACGGTGAGCCGGAGATCGTACCGAGCGAAGCGGCCATCGTGGAACGCATCTTCAGTCTCTATCTGGCTGGAGAAACCGTAGACAATATTTCCAAGATGATGCAGGATGAGAACTATGATATCCCCGGCAAAACCATCAGCTTTAGCAAGGGCATGATCATGAATATGCTCTCCAACGAGCGATACTGCGGAGATGTGATCCTGCAAAAATCCGTCACCGTTGACTGCATCGAAAAGAAGCGGAAGAAGAACACCGGAGAAGCTCCAATGTACTATGTTCAGAATAACCATCCAGCCATCATCGACAGAGTGACCTTCAACAAGGTTCAGGAAGAACTGGCCAGGCGAAAAACAAAAACACCAGGATCTGCAAAGAGCTCCATCACATCCACCGGAAAGTATTCCCGCTACGCCCTGACCGATGTGCTCATCTGTGGCAACTGCGGTACCCGTTACCGCCGCGTGACATGGTCAAGAAATGGTACCAAGCGCATCGTGTGGCGCTGCATCAGCCGACTGGACTACGGCAAGAAATACTGCAGCGATTCCCCCACCATTATGGAGGACAAGCTACAGGAAGCCATCGTTCGAGCGGTCAACAAGTTTAACGAGCAGGATAACGCCACCTATAAGGCACTCATGAGAGCGACCATCAGCGAAGCCCTCGGCCTTAATGGAGATCCGGAAGAAGTAGATATGTTGGAGCGAAAAATCGAAGCCTTAAACAATAAGATGCTGGCACTTGTCAATGAGAGTGTCAGTTCCGGCGATGGCATCGAGGCCCACGAAAGCGAGTTCATGACACTGTCACAGGAAGCAGAACTCCTCAAGCAGCGTATAGCAGCCATTCAGGAAAGCACCGCCAAGGATAACGGTAAGCAGAACCGTCTCGAGCAGATTCAAGCTATCATTGCCGAACGAGAAAGTAAGTGCATGGAGTATGATGACTCCATTGTCCGTCAGATGGTGGAATGTATTAAGGTCTATCCTGGTGGCAAGCTGGAAATCATCTTCGGTGGCGGTTACCTTGTCGAAGAATCCGTCTAAGCGTAGGAGATTGAGGGGTCATCCCTCTTTCTCTATTTCATCGTGGATGTTCTCCTGAATCGCATCGAGAAGGGCGACCTTTTGCTCTGTTGAACATTTCAAACTTGAGATGTAATTATAAATCAACTGTGCATGGACAGTTGCAACGCGCTTGGCAAGTTCATCCTGACCTTCCTTTGAGCGCGGCAAATGAATGATTACTTCCATAGAATTTCCCCCCAATCGGGCATAAGGCCGGATGCATATCATTAAGATGGTCAGCACACAATGAAGCAAGGGATAATCGCAGGCGCGCCGCCTTTTAATGTCTTTATTTATTGACATTTATAGATATATCGTCTATAATAACAAGCACGAAGATGATGTAGAGGTGGTGTGCAGAATGGGACGAAAGAGTGTTGCTGTGCTGCCGCAGACGCAGGCGATTTTAGAACAGCTCGGAGAACAGATCAAACTTGCCAGATTACGGCGGCATCTGTCTGCCGAATTGGTCGCGGAAAGAGCCGGCGTAAGCCGAGCCACAGTGTGGAATGTGGAGAAGGGAAACCCCTCTGTCGCGATTGGGATCTATGCCGCAGTTCTGCACGCACTGAACAATATGGATAAAGACCTTCTGCTCGTTGCAAAGGATGACGAGCTGGGGCGTAAACTCCAAGACCTTGAACTTACCACGCGCAAGAGAGCACCACGAAACGGAGGTGATTAACCGTGGCGTCAAACCAAAAAGTAATTTATGTCTATGAGAGCTTCAGATCTACAACGCCAAACTTCCTGGGGACGCTCTTCGTGGAGAATGTCCGCGGCCGTGAAAGCTATTCCTTCGAGTATGATGCTGACTGGTTAAAAAGCAGCGCAAACTACATGTATCTCGACCCGGATCTTCAACTGTACGCCGGACGTCAGTATCCCACCGGTGCAAAAAATGTGTTCGGTCTTTTCGCCGACTCCTCCCCCGACCGCTGGGGTCGCCTGCTGATGACGCGCAGAGAAAGAATCCTGGCGGGGCAGGAAGGCCGGAAGCCTCGAAAGCTCTTAGACAGCGACTTCCTGCTGGGCGTCTACGACGAGACGCGGATGGGCGCGATCCGCTTCAAGCTGGACAAAGACGGCCCGTTCCTTTCAGATGATTCAAAAACCCCGACGCCTCCCTGGACCAGCTTGCGTACACTGGAAGAAGCCTCCCGTCAATTTGAAAACGATAAGTCCGGTCTCGAGCAGAGATGGATCAATCAGCTTATCAAGCCCGGTTCCTCGCTGGGTGGCGCTCGTCCGAAGGCCACCGTTCTGGACACAAGCGGAAATCTGTGGATCGCCAAGTTTCCGTCCAAGCACGACGATGTTAATGTGGGCGCATGGGAAAAGGTCACCCACGACCTTGCAAGACTTTGCGGCTTGGATGTTCCCAAGTCCATGCTGATCGACTTCTCCAAGTACGGAAGCACCTTCCTTGTGCGAAGGTTTGACCGGAATGGTGCTGTGCGGATTCATTTCGCATCCGCCATGACAATGCTCGGAAAAACGGATGGGGCATCGGCTGCGGACGGCTCCAGTTATCTTGAGCTGGTGTCCTTTATCAAGGCCAACGGTGCTGCTCCCAAGAGAGATTTGACAGAGCTATGGAAGCGGATCGTGTTCAACATGGCCGTGTCCAATACGGATGACCATATGAGAAACCACGGCTTTATCCTCAAGGCGGATGGCTGGCATCTCTCACCCTTGTACGATGTAAACCCTGTCCCGGATGGTGACGAGCTGTCTCTCTGCGTAAACGAGGACGATGCAACGATCTCCCTCGACCTTGCACTGGAGATCGCTCCGTATTGTGAGATCAGCACCAAGGACGCAGCAGCTATGGCAGCAGATGTCCTGAAAAACGTCCGAGAAAACTGGAATCGTCTGGCAGCGGAATGTGGATTAAGCCGGAGCGCACAGGAATATATGCGGCCGGCCTTCTCGCTGGCTCTTGAATAACACAGCTTGATTCACCATCAGATCTCCCTTCGAGCAAGGGGGATCTTTTTTTGCCAGTCACAAGCCAAAGAGCATTCCGCGTGTGCTATTCCTCAAGGACAGGATCGTCTGCAAGGGGTTCTTCGTTTTCCTCTACAAAGTCATCTTCCGCAGCAACCTTCCCAGAATGCAGCTTCGTCATTCGCAAGGTGTATTTGCATTTTCGGTTATAAGCAACGAGCATAGCTTCGGCGTAGCAAAGAGACCCTGCTCCACGCTCTTTAGCGATGCGAGACAACTGCCGAACAGACATGAAGCCAACCCTCTCCTTAAAGGTTTCGTCACGAAGCTGGTCACCAAATGCTACGACCATTCTCGCAACACCGGCTAATACATTTGCCCCCAGAGAGTCGATATCCCCCTCCCATGTACCAACGCAGAGCCGCAAAGTTCGGTCAAGCACATGGTAACCATATTTGGTGTAGATCCGCTCCAGCGTGGCAACCGCACAGATCACGCCATATGCTTTGGTCGGCCCGATAGAAAGAGAATAGGATTCAACGAGCCGCTTAATAACAAGCTGCTGCTCATTTCCTGCTTCGATATTGGCCATGAATATCTCATAAGGCTTCAACGGGCGCACATGCTTCATCTGATTTGCAAAAATGTCTGCTTCGTTCTTGTAATCTAAGCTGTCATAAATCATGCACCAAACAGGAGTCTCCCGCGAACCGGATACAGTAGCAACGATCTCTATGGTGTGCTGACCATTAAAGACATAGTTGACACCATCACGGCGGCTCACCTTTACCGGGTTAATCTGGTTCAGGTCGAAATCCTCGATGGCTTTTTCAACCTGTGCCTGAGACAATGGCCGCTGGTATTCCTGATTAGATACGAGATTTTTGATCGGGATCTGCTCGAAGTGGACATTCGGAACAAATCTGCTGAAGTCTTGCATTAGTCTACCTCCCTGATTTCTGAGAGCATCTCGGACACCTTCTCCTGTAGTGACAACAGCGCCTCCTCAAGTTTGCTTTTTGCACTCGTTGAAGCGGCGTTCATATCCGCATTGTTTCTGGCTCGCTCGATGGAACTGACCCATGACGGAACGGTCAGAGTCAAACCGGCGATTTCGGCGTCCGGGTCGTGCATAGGTGGAATTTTGATAAGAGGTAAAGTTTCCTGCATAGATTCGACTGGCTCCTCATCTGTATCAGCAAATTCTTTTCGTGTGTCACTGTAACTGGTGAACGGGTGCTGTAGGTCTTCGGGTCTTGTCCCGATTCGCCTGATCTCTTCCGGCGGCATTTTTGAAAGAGCCACAAGGTTCTCGTGAGATATTTTGAAAGTGCCAGAAAGCACTTTGCCAGGAAGTTCAGGATCTGCCTGTCCAACAATATCTAACGCCTTACTGAAGATCGCATACTTCTGCACAGATCCAGTAGATACATTGTATTGAGCGCTGAACTTCTGGGCTGTGCGCCGAAAAGTCTCGCCGCGCTCACCCTTGTTTCTCCGCTTATACTGGTTGAACCCGTTGATGTTGGGCGGATGCTTACGCGCTACTTTCTCAAGTTCATACTGTTTTCCAATGAGATATCGTCTGGTTTCCTCCGTGATATTTCGGCGACCGAGCTGATTGCTGCAGATCCAGACAATCGCTTGCTCTCGGTTCTCAAATGGCATCTTCCGTACAGCATAGGGGATGTGCAGCCGGTTACATATCTCGTAGCGGTTATGGCCATCAATGATGATGTTATTCCATGTGATGATCGGCTCTCTGCAGCCGTCTACTGTAAGATTTACTTCGAGTTGAAGATACTCATCTTTCCGTAAAGGGCGAATGAGTGTCTTGAATTCCGGATCGATCTCCAACACCGCAAATCCTTTATCCATCGCTGGGAGGTCTCCTCTCATTTTTCTTTAAGGTTTTCATGGAGAAATAGGCTACTCTGTTTGCAACATCCACCTCTCCGCTCATACGGTAACTGTACCGAAAGTCGAGAGTACCGATCATATTGACCAAAGCGCACAGGAGTGTATTGCTGTAGAACTCAACAGAATAATGGCGTGATGTTTGAACCAACTTCACTCGGTTGGAGGTGCCACCAGTGAGGGGTCGATCTGAGCCAAGTACAGCAATGAACATTTCTTCTGGATTGACCAGAAATTGAACATATTGCGGATTCCCCATTTTGTTCAGGGTGGACTTATGTATGCGAAAGCGATTCCACTTTAAGTCAATGGTCATGATCGCGCTGTTATCCGTACTACCCATTTACACTCCCCTCCTGCACAGGTACCTCCGGTTGATATGCGTTATGGGCTGATGTGACATTTTCCACGGATACCGTGGAGGATACAGTGCTATCCTTGATTCCATAGATTGCATATCCATCAAAAATGTTGATCTGCAGGGACTTCTGGTGCTCACGATAAGGCAAGCCGAACTGTTCCTTCCAACCGGCCGGGAATACAGGTGTACGCGCAGTCTTGGGCTTGCCTCCGTCTTTTGCAATACGCTGATAAATCTCGGAGGCGTTCAAGTCGAATACAATCAGATACTCATCATTAGCATGGATGACCTTGCCAAGCAGCTTGTACCTGTAATCAATATTCCAGTCCATCAGCTCAAAGAGCTTTGCAAAGAAGAACTTACCCGTCACCTGGCGGGGCCTCCTCTTCCCGCCAGATGTGTTGCACCACGCGAATGCGTCTCGCTCTGACTCGGCGCAAGGGCGTAGCGCAAGAATGTGCGACTCTCGATTGATCAAGAGTTGGACACAGTCTGCATGGGGAAACTTGTTCAAGCAAGCAGTATTGACATAAACTTTGTAATTGTTGAAGGTGATAGACGGCTCGAAAGTATGAGCGAAGAACTCCCTACGAACCACCTGATACCCATCAAAATCGAAGTCGTCACTAAGTTCGATCACATCGCCTGGTGCCGATGCGTCGATTGTCATTGGCGTGTCCACATCCTCCTTAAAGGTAATGGTAGTTTCATCATCGACATTGCCAAATTGAGTATTCTGCAGCATCGGTGAGATGAAAGAAACCTGATTTTCTACTTCCATTCTGCTCTCCTTTCATTCGTCTCTGACAAGATCCAGCGCATCTCCAATCTGGCGTAGGCTCATGCTGAGATAGCGGCAAAGCCGTCTGAGTTGTTCCGCGTTATACTCTGCCATGATCACATCCTGCTCGGCTTCGGACAAATCAGAAAAGCATCTGTTGACATGTATACCATCACGAACCACGCGGTAGTACACTCCATCAAGATTCCGAAAGATTGGAATATTGTTTTTTTCAGGCATTAAAATCCACCTCTTCCATCTGCTTTATGGGGGCTAATTGCTCTGCTATGAATCGCTGCATTTCATCAAACTTGGTGACTCGAAGCTTCTCACCGGTTTCAAAGAGTTGGCCTTCCAGCCAAAGCTTCCATGCATCTTCACTTTGTAATTTCGGTGAAGATGAGGTAAGTCTGTGAGAGTAAAAGTCACTACCAAACCTGTCTGCCAGTTTCTTAGGAACTGCCCGAATACGCTTTCCTGATACGGAGAGAGGAGAAAGCTCACCGTCGCCGCTGATGGGAGAATCTGTCCCCGTCATGAGATAGGACTGGATAAAAATTTCAGGCTCACTCAAATCAAATATGAACACCGAATCTCCTTCGTTTTGGAGGAGTCTACCATAGACCCTGAACTTAAAATCGGTTTCCCAATCGAGAAGTTCGAATAGGGTTCCACCAAATGCGGTACACGGTATCTCTTTGGCGTAGTATTTTCCATCGTCGGGCCTTGACCACTGTACGCACTGGCGAGAATCCTTAGAGGCGCGACGAACAGCGAGCTTCCGCAATCCCGGATGGATCAGCAGTTCAACTTTGTTGTCCTTCCCGAACTGCCTGACGCAATCTGTGCTGAACTTGATTTGTTTACTCTGAAATAAGACATACGGTCTTTTGTTCGCATCAAAGAGAGATGAATTCGTAACTTCAAAGCCGCGCAAATCAAAATCTCCAGCTGCCACCTCGAATGTGGCGTCACCCTCCGCAGGCTGGCCGTAATATGTATCGTCCGTGTAGACACTCATAGAAGCCTGTAAATAATCGGCCGCCTTGAAACCTGCCCACTTAGGGCTAATCGTGACAAATCCTTTCAAAACGCCAGATTCAATCACCCGAAGCTCCGGCAGAATAGACTTTCCGCCGTATTTCGCATTATTGATCATGTGCTGAACGGCTATATAATCGTCCCGCGACACGATTGCCTCGTGTTCTCCTTTATACAGGCTCTGCTGCCGTTCTCCTCTGTTTTTCTTGGACTTATGACTGATCACATCAGGCGTGAATGTCTTTCTTGTGAGAACATCACCACAATGCCGCTCATTCCTCAAGACCTGAATAACGGTGCCGGAAGTCCACTTGGAGTTACCAAGGAATGTCCTCTTACCAAGTGCCTCGAGGGTTTTTGCAATATGCGATGAAGAATATCCGGACAGATACATGTAGAATATGAGCTTCACGGTCGGAGCCTCGTCCGGATTGATCACCAGCTTGCCGTCAGTATCATGAGAATAGCCCAACAGCTTGGGTGTCAGAGGAAGTCCTCCATTCAACCGCTGAGCAAGCGAAACTTCCATACTGCGGCTTCGAATGCGGGACTCGTTTTCCGCAATGGAAGCCAAAAAAGACAGCGGCATGTTTGTATCCTCGTTCAACGAGAAGATGCATTCACTCTCGAAGAAAACGCCCACTGGATTGCGGAGCTCCGCAAGATTACGCACCATAGTAATACAGTCGACGGTATTTCTGGCAAGACGCGAAACCGATTTGGTAATAATCAAGTCGATTTTTCCGGCTCTGCTGTCAGCGAGCATTTGGTTTAGCTCAACGCGGTGTTTTGTCGAAGTGCCCGAGATTCCTTTATCGGCGTAGATCTTTACAAGCTTCCAATTGGGATGCTTCAAGACGAACTCTTCATAATAGTTCTTCTGAAGTTCATAGGAAGTTTCCTGACCGAGATTATCAGTTGAAACTCGGACGTAGACCGCAACACGCTGATGAATATCGGCATCGTAGAAATCGACCTGCTTCTTTGCCGGATAGATGACATCTGGCTCTCTCCGATTCGAGTATCGCTTATGTACTTTCTCGCGTTCTGCTTGATCAGCGGCTTTCTTGGCTGATTTACTCATGGAGCGCACCTCTCATATCCAGCTCGTCATCAGGCAGGATCTTCCAGTCAGGGGTTGGGAGAAAACAAGGCTCTCGAAGATCGTCGCGATAATACGATGCCAAAGTGTATAGATCTTCTGATATGAAGTAGATGCCAACAGGAGGCTTGCGAGCAGCGAGCATTCTTGCGCAAATCGCCATTTCTTGAGCATCTCTGGACACATTGCTGACCTTCTGTGTGATTATGAGATCGACTTTCCCCGCATCGCAGTCAGACAGGAGTTCAGACCATGCTGTAGAGTTCTCCATATACGGAGCGGTCGATCCATTGTCAATATAGAAACCTACAAACTCCCACATAGGATACTGAGCCAGCGTAGCACGAAAAACCTCTTTGTTGCGTTCGAGATATTCCTCGTCTCTATATTTCGTCTGGTTGAAAAAGCGGATGTACACTGCAACCTTGAACGGGATCTTGGGGTTCGGTACTTCATGGCGGATAGTTTTCAACCACTGCCTGTGTTGTGCCACAAGGGGTGATACCATGTTTTCTCCCAGGCACAGGTCAAAGGAGGGATACTCAGTCTCTTCGAGTCCTTGTTCAGTACCTAAAGGCAGCAGTTTCGTGTTTTCCATGTTTTCCTCCGGCATTTGGGCAAGCCCTTTTGGGTGAATTATAGGGAAAATGCTTAAAAATAAGAAGATACCATAGGTCAGCATCTTGACCTATGGTATGGAAATGACAAAAAAATTATCGGATTGGTCACCCAATCCGATAATTAATCATTATTCTGATTCTTATGCATGGAGGCTTTGATCTCTCGGACAATGTTTAAGATGGTTTCCATCTCGCTGGCCGAGCAATCTTCAAGGAGCTCTGCAAACTCACCTTGATAGATTGCCTTGACCTCCGGTACATCTGGGCGGAGCAAATAGTCTGCAGACACCTGAAGGGCTTCCGCCACTTTGACGAAAGTCTCAAGCTGCATTCCCGTTTTTCCTCGTTCGATATTGCTGATTAAAGGCAACGAAACAGCGGCTTTGACCGCTAAGTCTGCCTGACTCATGCCCCTGCTGATTCGTACAGCTCTGATGCGTGAGCCGACCAGCTCCAGCCCCTGTTGTTCATACATGACCAGCTCACCTCCCCTTCGCCGGATATAAGCTAACGACTATAATTTAAGTTAGTATATAATATGCGAAGGTCAAGTTTATATAATCGTACCGCTATAAAATAGCGGTACAAATATAATTGAGTTGCCAAAATTTTTAAGGAGGTTTCTCTATGCAACTCAATTACTATGTCCTTGGTCAAAGAATCCAGAAAATCAGAAAGAACAAGCGTATCTCCCAAGCGGTGTTGTCCACCATGATCGACAAGTCTGCTGGATACATCAGCTACCTTGAATGCGGCACAAAGGTCATGAGCCTCGAAACTTTCGTTGGCATCGCCAATGCGCTAGAGGTGTCGACTGATACGCTCCTGAACAGGCAGCTCACGGGTGCGACTGAGATGTCTAATGCCGAGGCGCAGAAAATCTTCGCCAACTGCACCCCGTATGAAACCTATGTCCTGTTGGATGTGCTGAAAACAACCAAGAACGCTCTACGCTCGCACCACCATCTCCTCAAGGATGAATGGTAATCATTTTATCAACTGAATGTCAAATAGCAACAGACCACAGGTTAAGAGATTGACCTGTGGTCTGTTGCATGCAAAAAACGATTATGTTTTCGCCCAAAACGATTACGATTTGGGCTTTTGCGAGATTTTCCATTCTATTGATGCTATAATCCGGTCAAGCCAGAAAGGATGAGGATAAATGGTCTATTACACCGGCGATATTCACGGCAACGCGAAAGGGATCGCTGCTTTTGCGCAATACTTTGAACTCACGGAATCAGACACAATCGTCATCCTTGGCGATGTCGGAGCGAACTATTACGGCAATCGACGGGATCGGTATTGCAAAGATGTCCTTGCCGGAATAAAGCCAACCGTCTTCTGTATTCACGGAAACCATGAACGTCGTCCAGACACTCTCACGGGCTATAAGCAGAAAGAATGGAATGGTGGCCTTGTGTGGTACGAGGATGAGTATCCGAGCTTACTCTTCGCCAGGGACGGAGACATCTTCACTATGGAAGGGACCCGGCATCTGGTCATCGGCGGTGCTTATAGCGTAGACAAATACTACCGACTGGAAAACGATCTGCTATGGTTTGCAGATGAGCAGCCCACGGCAGAAATCAAAGCATATGTGGATGATCAAATCATGAAGAACAGCATTGACATTGTTCTCTCTCATACCTGCCCTTATAAGTACGAGCCGCGGGATGCGTTTTTACCCATGATCGATCAGAGTACGGTTGATGACAGCACAGAGCGATGGCTCGATGGGATAGAAGAAAAAGCAGATTACAAGGCATGGCTTTGCGGACACTGGCACATGGAGAAGCAGATCGACAAACTACGCTTCCTGTTCCACGATGTTGTGTCACTGGAAATGATAAAGCGAGGTTTCAAATGA